TAAACCTATTATACACAAAAAAAACCTCCTGGTGAAGGAGGTTGTGACAGTTCGTATTCTGGTTCTCTTGGATCTATTCTTGGATCCCAATAGAAGAATTGCATATCCGACAACCGACAATGCATTAAAGGTTTATTTAACTTCATTTTGTTTCTTAAAAAATTCTCCTAAAGATGATTGTAATTGACCTTCATTTTCTTCTGGATCCAATTTATGGTAACCATTCCTTTTTTTCCATTGCCCATACATTGCTTGCATCATCCATGATTGAGCAAGACTATGAGGCCCATCTCTCAATAGTTCTGCTTGTCTACCACTGTGGTATGGAAGAGATTCTTCTCTCCAATTAGAATCATCATAAGGTTTTTTATCCATAAGTAAAAGTCTTTCCTTTGATTTGTGATTGGCCCTCTGGGTTTTTACCCTGCGGTTTAAATTTACCTAAACCAACTCTCTTAGTTGATCCTAAAGGTCTTTTATTCTTTGGTTTTTTACCTAGTCCACCTTTTCTAGTTGCGGATAGTGTACCAGTTTTTTTCGTCTGTGTCAACACCGAGTCCTGTCCATACTTCTTACCTAGTGACTTAACTGCTTTTTTGAATGCTCTCTTACCCTTTTTACCAGCTGAGACAACATGACTTCTTTCTTTTACTTTCTTCTCCTCACCAGTCTCTTTGTCTTTCTCCATATATGAACCAGTTACCTTAGTGGCACCAGGCAATCCCTTACCTTTTATATCCCTATCTAATTGTTTTGCTCTTGCACGATTCTCTTTTGCAGACTTATCGTCTCTAGAGGCTGACATTGTAGCAATACCACCTTTATCTGATTTACTTTTAATTCTACTCAGACTACTTTCTTCAAGAAATTCCTTAAAAGTCTTCATCATCGTTGACACTACTATAAGAATATTTATTCTTCTTTATCCTTAACTGAATTCCATGAAGTTCTAAAAGTGAGAGCTTTGTATCCGTCATTTCCTCACTGTAAAAAATAAGAGGTTGTTTAGTACAGTCTCCACTCATTTTTCTGCCTCATCAACTTCTACTATTGTTTTATAATATTCTAATCTTCTCCGAAGAAGAGTTACTTCTTCCTTTAATTGTTCTTTTTCTGTTCTCAGTTCTGCGATTTCTTGTTCGTAGAGGATAATCATTTGTTCCAGTCGAAGTACATCATTCTCTAGATCCCACTGTGATTTGGGATATGGGTTGGTCATTTGTGGGGGTTTCCAAATTATTTACTCATTTAATGTTTGCTTTATTTTTTTCTTACTGGTACATCAATAGTCCATGAGGATGATTCTAACTTAACAAGATCAAAATTCTTCTTAAACTCTTTCTCTCTTTCTTTACGTTCCTTCTCCATTGTTATTTCAACGGTTTCAATAGTTCTCTCACCATAATGAGTTTCTTTCATACCCAAGTATTCTAAAACTCCCTCATCAACCATACTGTAAAGAGCATCCCAAGTTAAGGTATCTCTTAACTTAGTTGCAATGCGATCAATGTCACCTCCATCTAAGTACTCACCCTTGTTTATCTTATCTGAATAATCATCATATTGAGAAATAAGTTTTGCTCTGATCTCTACCAACTCATTAAGGTTGATAGTGATTTTTATATCGTCGTTAATTGCCATGAGTTAATAACAGAAGGTAAAAGACCATACTCCAGTCGTTGTATAGCCTTGGTCAAAGATTCAACAGTATCATCGGGAAGAATAGGAACTTCCTGTTGTGCTATTATTGTACCACCATCTAACTCTTCTGTCACGTAATGCACCGTACATCCTGTTACACTATCTCCACTGTCCATTGCCTGTTCAACCGCATTCAATCCCTTATACTTTGGAAGTAATGATGGATGAACATTTATCATGGGAGCAGGGAAAGCAGCAGGATTTTTAATTACTCTCATATATCCTGCCAGAATAATAAGATCAACTCTCCATGCTTTAAAGAGTTCTATCATTCTATCTTCATCTTTATGCGGAACTCTTACATGAGGAATTCCAAATTTTTCTGCTCTTGTAATAGCACCACATTGTTTAGTATTGTGTATCATCAACACTACTTCATGTTTATTACATACAGGATTTGTAATTATGTTCTCGAAGTTGGTTCCGTTGCCAGAACACATAATTCCTAATCTCATTCTTGTAATTCGTCTAAACGATAGGATGGATAATCAGATTTGGTGTCATTAAATTTAACACCTTCACAATCAGATTTAGAACAATAATAACGCCCTTCTGGATCAGTTGCTTGAGTAAGATATTCGGTTTCCTTTACCCACTCTCTCAATGCTTCTAACATAATCTCTTTTAACTCTGCTCTTTCTTTATCATCAAAGATAGGCCATACTTTAAAGTTAGCAGGGGGATAAATTGGATTACCATCAGCATCTTTAGGATATACATTATCAGTACATCCTTTAACTGCGGGGCCACTCACCCCTTGTGTATCCATCTTTTCAGTCATAATTTTTTTAAAATCTTAAGAGGCATAGTTACTAATTTCTCCCACGGAGAATAATCATCAAATAACACAGCAGCTTTATCACCACTAATACGTTGAATGAATCCTTCATATCCATTATAGATGGAAGTAACATCATTTACAACTATTTGACTACCAGGAAGAATAGGTCCAGGTTCACCTGCTTTAGGATAAGTCATACTACAAGTTCAACGAATTCACCAAGTATTTTCTTATTTAGTTTTTTAGTTTTAAGAGACTTAACAAATGCTCTCTTAATCTGTGCTTTTGTTGCGGAATCATCAACATCAAAGTCAGTATCCGCAGATAAAGCAGAAGAAGACAATCCAAAGTATGCATCATAAGCAGATTTTTTAATAGTGAAAGCCTTTGCTTTTCTCCACTGACTCACAACTTTCTCATACTCTTTCTGATCACGCCACTCATCATAGTATCTTTTAATAAACCACTTAGCATCACGAGTTTCAAGAACACGAATACCAATGAAGTTAGTAGATGGAAAATTATCTTTAAGATTCTGAATTAACATATCAGTAAATTCAGGATACCCATATCCAATTTTATATGTTTTTCCAACTTTACGATCACGGAAGAAACAACTAGATGGATTAACATTTCTACATCCCAAATATGGTTCATCTTCCCAATGACGATTTACTTCTTTATGATAATGAAGTTGAGCAGCCTCACCATCTGTCAAAATAATGCACTGGACTTTCTGTAGCTTATTATCTTTTTGAAACTGAGGAAGGATTTTATGTAAAGAAAGTAAAGTCTCATTCAAAGGAGTTCCTGATAAACATAGTTTATGAGGGTAAGTGTAATAAGCACCATGTCTATTATAAAACACATTAGCAACTCTCCAGATATTTAATAATTGATGATCCAGAGTTTTAGCATTTACCTTACTTGTAAATAAATTCATTAAAGAGAATCCATCCTCTACATGAAAAATATATTCTCTTGCTTCATAAAGAGGTTTACAATCCACAGAATCAATTCTACCTGTTTGATAATCTCTCACTGATCTGTTCCATTCATTTGTAAAAGCATAGACTTCAAAAGGAATAGAAACTTTACGACAGAACCAAATCAAATTATAAAGTTGCTTCAAAGTATCCATCATAACTCCAGACATCGAACCAGACCAATCAAGAATAAAGACTAATCCATGATTCTTACCATCAGGAACAACACTTATCTTCTTAAAGAGATCCTCATTAAACTTATAGGTATGTAACTTCTCTGTAGAAAGAACTCCTGTTTTACTAGTAGTGGCACGAGCATATGCATCAGCAGCTTTCTTACACTCAAACTCTTTTACAAGATAAGAAACTTCTTTTTGTGCATCTCTCTTAAACTTTGCAAAATCAGCATCCACTTCTTCAAAGATATTCTGTACGGGAAAATTATATTTCTCTTGTCTCTCCTTAAATATTCCTATCTCCTGAGCCCAATGATAATCAATCTCCTTATGAATATCTTTATTAGATGCAATAATATTCTCAATATTTAAATCAGGTCTCTCAATATATGCATTCTCAATACCATTGTAATTAATTAGATCCTGAATTGAACTATTAAATGCCTCCGCAGTTTCTACAGTAGGGTCATCAGCATGACTCCCAGAAGAACAATCAGGACTACGCTTCCCACTTTCCACAGAATCATCGCCATTAGAGTCAGAAACGGAAGAACCATTATCGCCAGTGCTATCAATGTCACTATCCCCATTAGATACACTATCGTTTGGAGACTGTCCATCGACCATATCTTCTTCCAAATTCTCTTCAGGTTGAGAGGTTTTTTGTTGGGTCTCTTGCTTGCAGAAATTATATAGCGTTTCTGCTGCTGAGAGGGTGTCAGTAAACGTTTCGGCATTTTGTATTAGAGTGATAATCTCCTTTTCAGCATCTGAAAAAGATAGGTCAAGGAACGAGCCAATCTTAAAGTATAGATTAGCACGATCAGCAAGATTAAAAGTACTAAGATCTTCATCCTTTACTTCAAAGAAATCTTTATCATGCAATTCACTATACCCTCTATAGAAGGATTTGGCAATACCCATATACTTTCTCTTCATCAACTTCTCAATTCTTGCATCCTCCACCACATTAACAAACTGTTGAGGAATTTTACCTTCCCAACTCCAATCATCAGGAGTAAAGAGTGCATGTCCTACCTCATGACCCACCAACATATCATATACATTATTACTAGCTTTCTCCCACATAGGAAGAGTTAACACACGAGTCTGAATATTGAACTGTGCAGTCTCGCATTGCTTATGCTCTACTACGATATCCTCAGTAGCAAGAAGTTTGGCAAGTTGTGACTTGATTTCTTTTTGAACTGCCATGTGTCTTTTCGTTTGATGTACCTATCATACTAGAAAACCGCCTCTTTGGGGCGGTCTGTAGACGCTTTATCAACTGTCCACGTCTTTTTCTTGCAGCACGTAGAGCCTGTGGTTTAAGAGTTCGTTTCTTCTCTTTCTTAGAATGATGTTGCCAGTTTGGGGTCATTGCCTTGAAGATGATCCATTATATTTATTGTAGGTCTCCATCCCAATTGACGCAAGGGTCTTGTGTCAGCACATAAACTGTCTGGTTCACCTGGTGTGTCCTCCTTAATAGGTAGATCCCTTCCCATTGCCTTTGCTATATCCATGACAGGAATTGCTTCTCCATATCCCACATCAAGATGTCCTCTGAAATTAGATCCCATCAATGTTATGATAGCACTTACAACATCATGGACATGGATATAGTCTCTATAGTGTCTTGTGATGTACTTAGCAGTATTCTCCTGAAGCATTCGGTAAAGCATGTCCCGTCTACTATCAGTCTCATGCCATACATTAAAGAATCTCATACCCACACTATTAGGTGGTGCTTGCAATTCATTTACCTTCTTGGTAATAGCATAAGGATTCTGCCACCACCCATGAGCACCAGCAGAACTGGCATATAATAACCTCACATTATTACGTCTGCAATAATCAAAGATAGGTTGGGACTTGGTTACATTATTGTCCCAGAACCTATCAGGATCTTCAAAACTTTCTCTCAAAGCAGCAAAGGCTGCTAGATGAATAACACAATCATACTTCTTTGTTGGTTGGAAGAATCCTATATCATTAGGAAAATCCATACCATCTATTTCCAATCTTTCATTTTGCCACTCACCATAACAATCAGATTCCACCAACCAATTCCTTAGGTGTCCTCCAATAAATCCTTTATCACCTGTAATTAAAATCTTTTCTGTCATGTTACCGTCCAATCAATAACACTACGGATTTCTTGGTTATACTTCCAGATCTCTCTGAACATATCGGCATTGATGTCCTCTTTTTCTAATTGGACAATCAAAGAGTTGAGATCTTTGGGGAAGCAAGTTCCACCAAAACCTCTATCATTATCAATACCAGGAACTTTGGTATGTGATGTGCCGATTCTACTATCAGCAGTGACACCCTCTACCACATTCTTATAATTCATACCCACCTTCTCACACATATCATATATCTTATTGAAATATGCTACCTTGTAAGCTAAGAAGGTATTGGAGAAATACTTCACTGCCTCACT